ACTTGCTACCCACGGCGTAACAGTGCCGTCAGCAGTTTTCATCACGATGAACGGAGCCTTTACCCTGCCCCACAAGCTGACATCTACAGCATCCAAATCCCACTCATAACCGCGAATCAGAAACAGATACATGCCTTTTCCGTTCCATCCGGCTCTGGTGACTTTTTCACCGCTTTTCAATGCATGAAGTGCCTGCTCAAAGTCAAGGAAAGATTTTTCAGCTCTGAAATTTTCGGCGGCGTAACTGTCAAGCCGTGAGATGACATAATCCTTGACAGACCATTCAAAATGTTCAATCAGATGATTCCTGAAAACTCTCAAAATTTCTTTTCTGATAATCGTCATAGCGGTGTCCGGGCTTTCAAAACTTTCAAGGTAATTTCCTTCTGCATTTTCCCAAGCTTTGTTGAACAGTTCACGCCAGAAATCAATTTCTCTTTTGTCAGTGCTGTTCAGCTTTTCTTCGTTATAGGTTTTCGGGTCAAAATAGGTCATCGTTCTGCTCCTTTCATGTACGGAAAACCGCCCTTTGGTGGGCGGCCATTTTTAATATTCATCATCATCTGGCGGATACAGTTCAGGCAAGGAAAGGCCTGACTTTAGAGCTTTTTTTATATCCGATACATACTCGTTATAATCATAATCGCTATATTCAAATTCTTCATAAAAATCTGGCTCAACACCAAATTTTTCGTAATATTTTTTATATAATGTTTTAAGTTCTTCTGTCATCTTGCCATAATACATAAGAATCACGCTCCATAAAGACTGAGTATTTTTAAAATAGAATCCATCTGCTTTGTAGTTTCTGGAAATATTTCAGTTATAATGCGAAGTACATCAGAATTTTCATCAAAATAAAATCTGCCATACTGAGCAAAAGTTTCTTTTTGTAAGGCATTAGACTTTTTCCAATAGCTATCGCCTTTGTCATGTCCATAGCCGAGTTTTATATGGCCATTTGTCATGCCATGAATAATATCTGAAACACCCCGGAAAGAATCTTTCATTCTGCCTTCTCTTTCAAAAGCTTCTGGATACTTCAAGTATAACATATCTTCAAGAGTTTGTCCAGTGCTTTCAGCCATTTTTTTCAAATTTTCATAATCGTTTCTGATACATACATCCAGAAGACCGTTTTTTACAATATCATTATCAAAATCAACCTTATGAAAAAGTTCGTGTGCTAACGTTGATGGTGAAACATTTGGCTTAAGATATACTTTCCCGTCACCACTATTGAAGTAATTCTTATTTTTTTCTGATTTTTTAAATTCAGTAGCTTTATATACCCTTTCAAAAATAGCCGATGCTGTTCTGTTCTGCATATTCGGAAGTTTTTCGGAGAATTGGTTTAGAGCTTCTTCATATCCTTTTTTTCCTAAAAGTGCATCTTTTATTTTATCAAAAAAGCTTTTATCTGATGCATCTAACGAACTGCTGTTAGCTTTATTGCTGGATTTTTTATTTGCCCAAACCGCCTTTTGCGCTTCACTTCTTCCGAAATTGCCGGTCTGTGTTCTGGAATTATCCGGCCGCTGGCCTGTCTGATTGCAGAAGTCTTTGTACTGCGCTTCGGCTTCTTTGAGTTTCCTTGCATTCTTATTATAATAATTCTGCGCGGATTCTCTTGTCTGGTCGTCAGGTGCGTTGCTGACGGCTTCCTGAGCTGTGACAAGACGGCGTTTCAGTTTCCTGATTTTGCGTTCCGCGGCTCTCTGCATCTGAGAAATTTCATACTCTGAATACATTTGTCCATTATACGGAATATTCTTCGCATTGAGCGCGGCTATCTGCTGTTTGGTGTAATTTGGTGTTGACAATCCCTCATAATAGGGATACCAATTGTGACGGCAGTTCCATCCCTTAAAGCCTTTTCCCGTTCCGTAGCCGATTTGTTCGAGCGAATACACATGAAGGCCGTCAATGGTCTTGCCGACATTCTTTCCGGTTCTGCTGACGAGCTGTCCCTGCCATTCCGCATGTTCGGGACGTGCGCCGGAATGTGCTGTCAGTTCCATGAGATAACATCCGGCATCTTCGGCATGTTTCAGGGAAATGGCCGCCGTTGCCTGTCCGACACCCGTCCGGACTGCCCGGCGGATAGCGACATCAAGTTTATCCTTGTGACCTGACGGATAGACAACCTCCGCGCCAACATCGGCAAAGGATTTCAGCACTGTCATGACCGCCTGCTGATAGGAAAACGCCCCGGAACTGACCTGCATGTAAGCTCTGTCACAAGCGGAGATAAACTGCTGTTCGGCCTGGCCGACGGTTGTTCCGGTCAGATTCCGCATCATGCCGTTGGTTTTCCGGTAGGTTTCCTCTAAGATTTGTCTCATGCCCTCATCCTGACGGATGTCAATGGGAACACGTCCGGCCTGAGCATGAATTTCATTGCCGATTTCCACCGTCCGGACACCAGCATCCTCAAAGAGAGCTTTGACCTGCTGAGTGGAAGCATCTGTTCTCTGTGCAATGGCTGAAATAATGTCCTCACGGAGAAGTCCGGCGGCTTGCAGGATTTCGGCTTCATATCTTGTCGAATCGGAAACATAACCCATTTTCAGCATTCTTTTCGTCATGGACGATAAAATATCATCCTCCAATTGCTGATAGAGGGCTAAAATCTGACTGACATCGGGCTGATAGTCCCTCATGATGAATCACCGCTGAATAAGCCGTTATCATCGGACTGCTCCGGCATAAATTCCAATGCTTTTGATTTTGTGATACCGAAATACCACATCAGGAATAATTCCGGCTTTAAATAGCCGTTCATGACGAGTTGTAAACGTCTTTGAAATTCTTTTTCAGTATCTTCTAAAACAGAATCGCCCCATGTGCATGACAGTTCCGGAGTGCTGTTATCCAAATTATACAGACTTGCATAAACGCCCATTGCATAGACAAGATTTTCAAATGCTTCCTGTAGAGCTGACTGCATTTTGCTGACCTGTGTGAAGCTTCTTTGTTTGCTTGACCTGATTTCTTCGGCAGTTTTTTCAATGTCAGTGGGATTTGACAAAGTCCCATAGGCAAGACCGACATTGAACTCAATTCTTTGCAGAATGTGATTTAATCCATTGAATAAGGATTCATCACGGATAGCCGGAGAAAAAGTCTGTATCGAATCAGAAATTTTCTGGTCATCCGAAATACGAAATTTCCGGAACAATCTCTTATTGCCGACAGGCATTTCAAGCCGCTGTCCGGACTGGTCACGCTTGAATAAGTCCTGACTGGCATCGACGGCTAATTCTGTGCCTTTGAACTCCCACTGAATCCGCGCCCACTGCTGATTTGCTTCATGAATCAGGTCGGCGGCGTGTGCATAAATCGACATACCGACGGGAGAATCCAAATCAATCGTATTTGCGGACGGATTCATATACACGGAAAACAGAGGTCTTTCAACGTTCTGAATCGTCTGGATTTCCTGCAAGTGTTCCCACCCGGAAACGCTGTTCAAATCGCACGGCCATCCGAGAGAACCCTCAGAAAAAGAACAATAGGCATGATTTTCAACAACATACGTCTGATTTTCGGCGTAAAAAGTATGCGTTTCCAATCTTGTATAGTAAAACTTGCCGATCACTTTCCGGGACATGAAAACAGCGGCCGTTGCCTGACCGCTGTCATCAAAGGCCGTGGGTGCGTATCTGTCCGCGCGAATCATATCGACAAGAATCTTTTTGCCGGAAACATACGGCTTGAAAACTATTGAACCCAATGCAAAGGCAGTATCGGCCTTGATGAGAAATCGCTTTAAAAATTTCTGAAACTGCTCATCCAGAAAAGCAGAGCTGACATGAAATTCCGATTCTGCCATGACAAGCCGTGCAAATTCCGACGAAATCGCCGACGGCAAATCCAGACTGTGACTGTCATTGGCAGAGCTTTCCTGATGCTGATACATATCAAGCCATGTGTCAATGGCCGTCTGCATTTCTGTAGAAACGGGCTTTTCGGCGGTCTGTGATTTCCCGAAAAGATTTGCGATAAAGTCAAAAATTCTGATTTCAGTCACCCCCGATACATAAATCTGGAAGCATGGGCTTCATGATGGTCTGGACGAAATAGCGCATATCGTCCATAGCGTGGTCATTTTCCTTGATAACTTTGTCTTCTGTCGATTTTTCATCCCAGCAATACAGGCCAAATTCACGAATCAGGTCAGTACAGCTTTCAGAAAAATGGAGACGATTGGCCTTTAATAATGTCGAAGTATTCCGGATTCCGTTGTTGACATCATTCTTCGCACTCTTGACATCAAATTCATCATGCCTTCTGATGCACTCAATAAAGCTGGCCGCCGACGGGTCAACGACAACATATTCGATTCTGGATTTCAAATCTCCGGCAAGCCTGACAAGCTCCTGATAATGTTCTTCATCAGTTCTGGATTGTTTGCTTCGGCCGTTGTAATAGCTTTCACGGAGACGATAAGCGAATCCGTCCGGAGTCAGTAACCACAAGCCCATAGAGGTCGGATTCTTCGTGCCGTAGTCGATGGAAATATAATAATCACCGTCCGGCAGTTTTTCAGGAAGTCCGACATGCTGTGACTTGTCAAACATCGGATAGACAAGACCGTCCGCAATCACCCACAAACCGAGAACATACCTTTCGTAGAACACGCCTGAATACAGCGTTTCATATCGCTGTTTGATTTCGGGGCGGAGCGAGAAATTATCATCCATCAGAAAATGCAGATGCAGGGCTTTTTTCTCATCTTTTTTCTGAATCCATTCTTTGAAAAACCAGTGTTCCGGTGATTCCGGATTGCAGTTGAACCAGAATGTTGACCCGAAGACAGAACATCTTGCTAAGGCCTGTTCCACAAAGGAACGCGGCATCAGGGCGACTTCATCAAAGAGAACCCCGGCCAGAGTCACGCCCTGGATTGTCTGATAAGAGCTTTCGTCTTTGCCGCCGAAAAAATAATATTTGTTGGTGCGGCCATTCATCGTGATTTCGGCATATTTTTTTCTGATGGTGATTCTTGCCGTGCCTTCGAGCCATTTCTGCATGGGCGTGATGACATTTCTTCCAAGAGATTCAATTGTCTTGCCACAAAAAGCAAAAGTTTCATCATTGAAATTCTGACAGCTCCACATGATGAAGCCAATCGTCATGCTCATGGTCTTGCCGGAACGGACTGACCCATCACAGATAATGGCATCGTAATTTTTTGATTTGTCCGCCCACCAGAGCATGGATTTGAGCTGTTTCGGAGAAAATCTACTGTACTTCATGCAGACTCTCCTCAATCATTTCAAACAGATTTGTCAGTTGTCTGGTATCGGTTTCAACGGTTTCGCCGTTCATGGTGGCGTGAATGATTTTTGCTGTTTCGGTTTCGGCGGCGACAAGTTCCGGATTTTCTTTCAGAAACTGATATAATTCAAGATGCCGTTTCTGAAATTCCGCGGCTAATTTCTGCCGCTGCTTTTTGTCCGGCGTATTCAGAAAATCATGCATGAAGGTCTGCAAATCCGTATAATCTGAGTGCTTGACGGCATTTCTACTGTCCTCAAATTTTTCAAGGCCGCTGGCAAGAACGGCAAGGCTTTTCTGTTTCAGTTTTTTCACATTGCTGACCTTCTTTCTGACATAAAAATAAAGCCCGTACAGGCCTTTTAAAGCTCCTGACTTTTCAGGGGTATAAGTTTATGATAAAAATCTTTTAAACGCGCTAAAACGCTTTTAAACACCTTTTAAACAGTCTTTAAAAAGGGTATGCTCCGCCATTCAGATTTTTTTGAAAAAATCTGATGCTGAATGTATGCACATCGGAACGCTCTCCGGGAGACGAATCAATCCCAGTGCGGAACAGATGATTTTAAACACTGATAACGGCCAGCGAAAGACGGCGTTTTCTGCCCATGATTTCAGCAGTCACAACAGCACGGTTCTGACGTAATTTCCATTCGATAACATCATCCTGATATTTCAGG